AGATTGGTCCCCTGAAGGGCCTTAACTTGTTGTTGTAAATCTTTGACCGTCTTTGACTGACCAAAGATTCTATCAATCATTCCCATATGCAAATACCATTTTAGGTTTTAACTCAAATATTTCACGCATCATAAACATATCCATTAAATCCGGTGAATCTCCATTTAGCTTTACTTTCATCTCATCCTTACCTATTATCCTTAGCTTGCCGTCATGCTCTGCCTTATCTCTCTTGATTGCCTTACGCTCAAACATAAACCTTTGTCTAACGGTCATGGTTGTATCATACATCTTATCGGCCACATTCTTATTTATCTTCATCCCACCATTGGACACCCTGTTGCCTGTACGATAATAGCACTGCGTTTTTAGATTGAAGTAATTCTCTTTTATCAATCTACCACTGGCTTCATCCTTTACCGCCATAGCCGCCGCACCTCCGTTAAATGGTACAGCCCCTCTGATGAACCCATCTATATAACTTCCCACGCCATCACTATCATAACAAATATACCGATTATCTACGGAATATCTTTTTGCCATGTTAGAAATTAATTCTATCACCTGCTTGCCATCGCTCTTATCCATGATCTCAATGTCCATCAACTCCATCCCCTCCCAATATCCTACTACTAACTTATTGCTTCCCTTCATTGCTATATCAGCCGTTATATATCGCCCTGTATTGTTTACGCCCTTTAGATTCTCAAACATTCCCATAAACACATCATGCTCGTATACATCCATTGGGCTATTGCTTACCTTCCATCTGCCCTCCAATAGTTGCCGCCTCGTATCTTCATCTTGGCTCAGCAAGTTACCAGGATACGACGGATCATACTCAAGCCCCTTCTTATTGTCGTAGATGGAACCGGACACAAATGTAATCGACTTGATAAAGTCCTTTGCTTCTAACTCCGATGCATCCATCATTGGCTTTATAATATGCTCGGCTTTGTCGTAAACTTCTCCATAATTATCCCCCCAAATATAATCACTGCCATACTTTATGAAGTATCTCAGCTTACCTCTGCGCTCCAATATCGGAAAGCCAGTATCAGTATCTATCCACCAATTAATAAGCTTGTACACCCATGATTCAGGATCAGGATTGCAGGTTGCTCTAACATATGGCTTTACTCCACAGTTGGACCGGTTTCTCGAAAGCAAATAAAAGAACATAGATTCTGTAAAGTGCGTTAACTCATCAAATCCTAAGAATGGTATCTGTGCTCCCTGCCAATCATATTTATTTTTTTCATACTCCAAATGCCGAAATGATATCTTGGCTCCTGATGGGAATTTCCAATCTAACGAGCTCTCTCTTGGTTCTGCTCCGAGTATTGGATATAGCTTTACAGATGTGTCCCATAGTCCGCCCTCATTGCGAATCTGTACACTGGTCCGCCTGAAGATAACGCCACCGAATCCATTTATAGATACATGGCGCAAAGGATCTAATAGCAGCGCAAATGTCTTGCCCACAAATGCAGCCGCACCTCCTATCACAATGTCTGCTTTAGAAGAAAGTGCTATCTGTTGGTATCCTATCTGTGGCTTTATTATTTCCATTAATTGTCGTAAGGTATGACATCTAAATCATCACGCCCATTATCAGGAAGTTGTATTATCTGAATTGATTCGATTGTACTGTTCATATCAACATCAATTACATCTTTTGGATTCCCAATGGCATGAGCAAAAGCAAACTTAATTAGCGCCGGTTCCCCTGATGCCAATAGAAACTTAAGGCCCTCAACAATACTGCCATAGGTTTGCTCAATGGCCTCTATTGCTTGGTTCCTTATCTGTAACTCTTCTGCCTTTGTCTTTCTTCCGGCTCCTGGTCTTGCGCCGCCTCTGTTACCCATGATGAATTTTTGTTGTTTATTCAATTCAAAGTTACGCATTAATATCATTTAACATCACAACAAATGCCTATGAAGTATCTTTGTATTACTATGAAAAATATACTTTATATCGTATTTGCAAGCTTCACGCTGACGGCTAAGATATGTAACGCACAGTGCAGAGATATCTACGGCCATAAGGTTGAATGCCCAACAATGGATGATAGCTTGATAGTTTACAACAATGCTTTAAAGGTTTACGAGTACTATGAAAATAACCCATCATACAGCAAGACAAGAAGCCAAGAGTTGATGACTAAGGATGAGAAGCGCAGAGTATATGAGTTATTGGAGCAAGCTCGCAGAATGTTTTATATTATCAGAAGAGAAATAGCCAAGTTAACTGCAGAAGAAAAGAAATACAACAAAGAAACAAAGCCAAAGGAAGATTATAAAGATGTAACATTTAAGCAGTATTATAGCGAGATAGATGAGTTTAAATTCTATCAAAGGGAGTTAGAGAATCAGATAATAAATCTTAATGCGCCTGCTTCACTTTATGATAACCGTATAGCACCTATTCTTATCAATGAGTACAGGAATATTGATAGTAATGATATCTACTTTGGTGACTTGGTTAACTTGCCTTTGTATATACCAGTAGTAGTTAAGCCGTATTTACTGCTCACCTCTTCTGAGTTAAAAGTAAGAAATGAAATACTGCATATACTGCCATCTATAGAACCGCCTAAAGAACCAAAGGTTATCAGGCATATGGTAAAAAGAGATAGCATTAAGCTTGACACTTTTAACATTAGCAATGGCTCTCCAATATATGCTTTCAATGAGTACGGTTCAGGAGCACTAATAGGATTTTTAATTAACCGCAAATTCAAAAAGATAGAGCCAAAAGATTATGACGAGTATGCAGTACCATCATTTGCAAGAAAATTTCTAATGGATGATAAAGCACTGGATAAGATGCTCAGGATAAAATTTGGTGAGTACTACTTAGGTTTACACAACTGATATCTTCTTCTATCTGTTGAGTTGGTTAATCTGTACCTGGCTATTTCTATGCTGATTCCGTAATGATCCTTAAATTCGTTTATATCTTCAAATGTTTTGCCGGTATATGTATCATAGATTACCTTATTAAAAAAATCTTTTCTGTAGTTTATGGAATGGCAAAGCTCACCATTGCAGAATACTTTGTAGTGCTTTTTACAACCTTTGAATTTCTTATCAAATTCCTCCAAAACTTCCTCATGAGGACGCTGTGAAGTTGTGTACATATACACGACATGAACACTTGATTCCATTACCTTATATTTTCTTAAATTTCCCATATTTTTAGCTTACTGATTGATAGTACCGATTTTTCTCTATATACTATATATATATAAAAATAACTACCCCCCCTATATTTTTTATAAAAATCGATACTATCGATACTGTCAAAGGTTAAGTTATTGATAATCATATAAGTTACAACGGATTGATTTTGTAAAAAATCGGTCTTTTTTAAAATAAATCGATACTATCGGTTAGTATTTTTTTATAGTTATTATTATTATTAGTAATACGGAACTCTTTTATACCGTTATTTTGTTGGTTTTTCCTATCGATATAATCGATTTTAAAAAGTTGCGTAGCAATATCAATCGCTTTTTTAAAGCGTTTTAAAGAGTACTCTTTTTTCTCCATTTCATACTTTATCAGAAAGGATTTATACTCATCAGTTATAAATAACCACTGGTCCATTTTATTATCCAGTAGGTCATCCCACCAATCCAAAAAGTCCTCACCAAATTGCAGTTTGAGTTGTTTACGATTTAACTTCTCAGAGTTTTCTATTGATTTAATGCCATTTTCTAAGTAGTATTTAACGCAGTAAAACATAAAATTATAGAACTTATGCCACTCGTCATTATCCCAGTCATCAAACATCATCTGTTTAAAATGATCCTTTGGCGTATTCTTGGAGTTAAAGAAAGGTGCAAATTCAAGCACTTTCTGCCGTCTTTTTGCGTGCTCAGCATTCGCAGCTATGCTATAATTAGTTGTAAAGGCAATTTTAGGCGATTCTGCAAATGATAAGAATATTTCGTCCTTATTTTTCTTCTCTATGGTCATTCCCTCAGTAATGGTCGGATAATAGCGCTCAAATTCTACATTCTTTGGGCAATCCTCTATAACTACAAGCTTAGTGCCAAGCGTTACGCGCTGAAAGGCAAATGTCTTATCAGGTTTGAAGTTTTTGCCATCAATGGATACAGTAGGGATAAGTTTAGAGATTGCTTTGAAAAATATACCTTTACCGGTTCCACCACCTTTCGATTCATCATCCGTTTCCTCAGCGAGAATGACAGCGAATGGCTTAGATGAATCTTTATAACTGTGCAGCACATAACCTATTAAAGAAATGGCGTACTGGACACGCTCCTGATCATCAGCACAAATCTTGGATAGGAATTGATAATACACAGATGTATCAATCATATAATCATTGTTGACAATAATGTCAAACTCGTTAATTTGTGCATCCCAAACAGATTTGCCTTCTATTGAGCCATAATTTATTTTGCTAATGTTATCCTTTGTAACGGTTATGATGCCGTTGCGAAATGGGAAGTAGCAAGTAGTAGCTGTATCTTGTAAAATCTCTACTTCTGATTTATCAATAAACTCAAAAAATGAATCGGTAAATATTGATGTGGACTGCTTCATAATTGCCTCCATCACATCCTCATGACCTGCAGCAATAAGCTCACGCTTTATGAACTTCTTTATGTTCTCAGGATATATCTCTGATACCTTTTGATTTTCTTCATGTATAAGCCGATAGATGCCTGATTTTGGCTCATGAAAATATAGCTTGCAATAGTTATCAAATAGCCATTTTTGTAGTGCAAATTTTAAAATAGTTACTGCGCCATTTCTTGAAAAAGTCCAAAACCATCCATTGGTATTTTTCTCGCCGTATACATCTGATAGCTGCTTGGCCGCCTTTCTCCAGTCCCCATTGCATTCCAAATGCGTATAGACGCCGAAAGGATTGTATCCTTTATTTTCAAAGGTTGTAGATGTGGTATGTGGGTAAAATATACGCTTGTCGGTAAATAAGACAGCAGATGTTACCTGTGTTGTTTGTCCTGGTCTTTGGAAGTATATTTTGTCGGCTGCTTCGGACACTTTCTTCCATCCATGATTTTGGAGAAGTGCAACAACATCGCCACGCTTATTATAATCATCCCAAGTAGTTAGCTTGTCGTTGTTATTTGGTAGCGTTGGTTGCTTTATTTCTTCAATGATTAGATTGAAGCTTCTTGCTATGCTTATGAGTAAATCCCTTTCATCAATGTTTATTAAAGGTATATCATTTATAACCTGCAACGGCTCGTAACCTGCTGTGGGTGGGGCTACAACATATCCGCCCTCACCACGAGTTTCTATAAGTACGCATTGCTTGACCATTGGATTTATTCTAAGCTCGTCATCTGTTGCCGGTCTTGATGCAAGCTTTTGGTTGCCTTCAATATACTCACAACGATAATAGATATGATAGCCATTTGATTTGGTCTTAACGATAAGAAGTTTAGCGTATAACATAGGATCTGCATCAATAATTTTCTCTACGTAGTGCTCCCATTTTATACCGTATTTGCAATCCACATCAATCACTTCGAGATTGCCGGACACAGCCCCACATATACAGGCAATGCCCTGTACTTTTGGATGGCTGAACATCTGCGCGAGCTCCTGATCAGTTGGTATATTGGATTGATACTGTTTCCATGCTCCGATTGATTTTTTTGTGTTGTCAGTTGCTATTACGGAGATGCCTTTGCTTTTGTAAATCTGTGCTGATTGTAACAAGCTCATGTTTTAGTTGGGTTAAAGATGATGTGATAATAACGTGGAAACCGTTATCTGTTATTTGTTTGTGTCGGTATTTCTGTAACTCAGATACTTTGCCGCCTGGTCGTTTGACCTCAATAAATATCGTTACGCCAAGAGCATGGATTTGTAGGTCAGGCCATCCATTTTTATTGGTTTGAAT